GAGGATATGACTGACGAGCAAAAGATGATGGTAAATCACATAAACGATATTCAGAACAAACAGAATAGTAATCAGTTTATCGCTGACCAACTAGCTGTTGGTAAAGAAGCGTTTATTAATATGCTCAGAGAATCATTAAACTCAGAGGAAAAAGAGTAAAATGATAGTTCGTCAATGTGCCTATGACCATAATGTAGTCATCCATAAAAACACCAAACCAAATATGGTAAAATCTATTGTAAAATCAGATGGAACAGTTACAACTGTTACCTATCCAAATAGCAAAGATTATTTCCTTTGGGTTGATGATGAAATAGTGAAAACAAGTGATTCTTTTGAAACTATTGAAAAAGCCTATGTTGCTGAATGTGCTAAAAGACATTCAGATAGTCATGGGCGTATTGACATTGTAAAACATAAGTTAGTAAGTAATAAGGTGGTAGATAGATGAATAAAGTAATAAAAAAAAGAAAGAATGGAGATTTTGAAGTTGTTAGTACAAGTTATAATATCGCTGTCAATTACTCTTATGTTGAGTAGTTGTAACAATGGTTGGTCAATAGGTGATTTTGAACCATCACCAAGAGATACAATGTATGCTTTTGTAGAAATATTAGATCAAGATTCTACTCTACATTTTTATGCAGATAAGGTAAGAGTTGATTCAGATAACTGGTGTTTTACACACAATCAATGGGAATCAGTTAAGGAAAATGAGTGAAGTTAAAACTGCTAGAAGTTATCGAAGTGGTATTGTGGATGACAATGCTGTCATTAGCCTTAATCTTAAGTGGCTTGGACAAATTTGTGTACTTGCTACAGTCATTGGTTGGAGTGGATATAAATTACTCGATAGGTTGGAAGAGCTTGAAGCAGAAATGGTTGAAGCAAATGAACAAATTGGAAACTTACTTAATAAACATATACATGAGGAGAATGCAAAAAGGGAAGAACTAGAAGAAAAGATTTCATTCTATGAAAAAGAATTTAATATAAATCCTTTAAGCTGGGGTAAGAGGAGGAAGAAATAATGGACTTTATGGCAGTCTATGCAGAAGCAGGGATGATAGGCATTGTAGGAATAATGTTTGTTTATTTAGTAATATCGTTATCACAAAAATCAACAAAGCAACAAGAAACATTAGAAAATTTAAAAATAGAAAATAAATCTCAATCTGAAACCCTGCATAACATGGAAGGCATACTTATCAAGCTAGTAGATAGATGGAATAAGTCTGATGAAACAAGAGATAGAAGAAATGAAGATTTATTGAAAGAAGTTAATGATATGTCTGATAAGATTAGTTATTTGTCTGGCAGAATAAATGGGAGTGGTCGTGGATAATCAAGACTTAAGAAATCATCTAATCAGGCATGATGAAAGACTTAGAAATATATATTCTACTTTAAATAGAATAGAAAAGCATTTAGAAAAAATTAATGGCAAAGTAGATCGTCATAATACTGATATTGCCAAAATACAAACATGGGGTGCAATTGCACTCGTTACATTTCCTATAATGATAAATATAATAATGAGGTTCGTATAATGTTAAAGAAAATGATAGCAGATGAATTACTAGGTGATTCAACTAAAGATGAATTAATTGATGAAATTAATAAGGCAGTTGATATTCCTATTATATCTGAAAAAACTGAAAAAGCAATTTTAGAGGCTTTATGGAAAGTCATTAAAAAAGTATTGCTTTCTAAATTAGGTGTATAGTGCCTAAAAAGCGTGATCCTAGATTAGCAAGGTTTGGGTTAAAGGGGTACAATAAACCAAAGCGTACCCCTAGCCATCCAAAGAAGTCTCATGTTGTGCTTGCACGATCTGGGGGTAAAACCAAATTAATTAGGTTTGGACAGCAGGGAGCAAAAACAGCAGGTAAACCAAAGAGGGGTGAATCTGCTAGGATGAAAGCAAAAAGAAAAAGTTTCAAAGCAAGGCATCGTAAAAACATAGCTAGAGGTAAACTTTCAGGAGCTTACTGGGCAAATAAGGTTAAATGGTGATGGCTAAGTCTGCTACAAAAACCAAACCAGCATTATGGAAGAGAATTGTTGCATCTGTAAAAAGAGGTAGTAAAGGTGGCAGAAGAGGTCAATGGTCTGCTCGTAAAGCTCAAATAGCTACAGCTAGATATAAAAAAGCTGGTGGGGGATACAAAGGTAGAAAGTCTAGTAAGAACTCTTTAACTAAATGGACTAAACAAAAGTGGGGTTATGTTACTAAAGGAGATGCCAAAAAACCTAGAAGAAAAAGAGGTAGATACCTACCAGAAAAAGTAAGAAAAAAACTTACGCCAAGTCAAAAGGCGTATACCAATAGAAAGAAGAGACAGGCTACTGCAAAAGGTAAGCAGAGAGCAAAATACACAAAGAAAACAGCAAGAAAAGTAAGGAGAGCATAATGCCAAAAGGGAAAGGATATGGTTTCGGTAAAGCAAAACCAAAGAAGAAAAGAAAGTTAATGAAAGGTAAAAAGAAGAAGTAATGTATCGTTTTGGGAAAAGAAGTCGTGCAAGACTGAAAGGGGTAGATTCAAGACTGGTTAATGTGCTTAATGAATTGATTAAAATAATGGATGTTGCGATTATCGAAGGAGTTAGGTCAGAGGAAACTCAATATAAGTATTTTTTAGATGGCAAAAGTAAGCTGGATGGGAAAAACAAGAAGAGTAAACATCAGTTAGGGAAGGCAGTAGACCTAGCTCCTTATCCCATTAATTGGAAAGATAATACAAGATTTTACTACATGGGTGGTATGATTAGAGGAATTGCTAAACAGTTAAACCTTAAAATAAGATGGGGTGGAGATTGGGATAGCGATGGAGAAACAAAAGATCAGACATTTATGGACTTAGTTCATATAGAAATATTAGATTAGTTAATAATTACTATTGCATAAAAAGAGTTTGAGTTATAAATTAGGAGAATTATGGCGTATTGTACAAACAGAGATTTAAAAGATGTATTTCCCTCAATAGATGAGTTTGATACTAAAACTCCTTTATATGGCTGGGTAGAGTTATTCTCACATGGAGGATATAAACTTTATGAAGCATTTAATGTTGGATTAGTAAGCAACCTATATCAAAATGGTGAAGATTTAACTCCATACAATAAAGTAGAAAATTACTCAGACTCTACTGCTAATACAGATGAGGCTGTTGATATTATTGAAACAGCTATTGATGTAACTGATACTTCTGTATTTGGATATGGAGACATTATCAAAATAGATAATGAAAGTATGTTAATAACTAATATATCTTCAAATACCTTAACAGTAAAAAGAGGATTTTTAGGAACAACTACAGCTACTCACAATACTGGAGTTGATATTTATATTGGTGTAGAATGGTCAGAGCCAAAACAATGGTTGTATAGTTCTGGTAACGATTCTGTATTACTTTATGAAGATAATGGAGTAAATCCTAACGATTATTTAATAGAATCTGGAGATGATTGGGAAACATTAAGGACTCGTTATATTGATAATGCAGGAAAGTATTTAGATTCAAGATTAGATGGCAGACTGCCTAGAGAACAATTTAAAGACCAAGATGGTAACTACGACTACATTATAGTCAGAACTACAGCTTTATTAGCTTGTAGCTTTTTAATTCGTGCATCTCAACCCACATCTGAAATAGCAGATGCTTTATTTGAAGAGTCAGAGAAGAATATACTATCGTTGAATGAAGGAAGTACGAAACTATCTTGGCAAGTAACTGGTGATTCATCTCAAGGAGTAATTAGAGAAATCTCTGTAAGTGGTAATCTTCGTATTGTAGATACAAGAGGTCAATACCACGATATTTATGATCGTATTGGAGTAAAGATTACAACAGCAGGAGCTTTAGGAACTGCTAAATATTCTGTATGGTTAAAAGATGGAGATAATCTCGGTGCTGAAAGAATGAATAACAGCGAAGATGCAGACTATGTAGATACTATTAATGGGCAGTATCAAACATTAGCTAGTGGAGTTGATATTCGTTTTGCAGGAGATACAGCAGATACAGCAACTTTAAATGATAAATGGGAAATAGAGTTTTTTGGCAAGAATGAATCTGTATTAGATGCAGGGATGCCATATTCTATAAGGATGTCTCGTAGATAATGCCTATAACATTTACCAATATATGGGAAACAAAAATACTGGATACAATTCGTACTTTTTTAAATGCAGAGTTTGCAGGAAGTATTCCAGTTTATACAGGAGATTTTAAAGATATGGGTAGCCAATCTATTAGGCTTAACCCAATAGGAACAGATTTAATTGAATACAATGCTACAGCAGAAACAAGAGAATATATTCTGGATGTTTCGTATACATTTAAAGAAAAAATGGTTAAAAAGGATACTTGGGAACATATACTTCGTCAAGTGTCACACATAGAAGCTCTCTTCTTTAACAATCAAAATAACATCTTTTTTAATGGAAGATTCGATACGGCTAGAATTAATGAAAAACAAGAAGCTGAATCTGCTATAGAAGGACTTAATGTTATTAGATGGGAATGGAGAGGGATGTATTTAGGTAACATATCTTAAAGTAATAAGGGGATAGGTATGAAAGTAAAGCTGAAAAATAAAAAAAATCTTTTATCATCTAAAAATTCACATTGTGAGTTATCTTATGATAATTGGTTTAATTTGAATAATGGGAAAACAGTTGAGTTAAATGCTATTCCTGAACTCATTAAAGAACAATTAACTGAAGTTAAAAAGGAGAGTAAATAATGGCAATAGATGCAACAACTTTTTCACCAAAAGAGTTTAGAGTATGGATTAAACAAGAATCTGTTAATAGTGGCACATCTGCATTAGCAACTACTGGAATGTATCAATTAGATGTAGACTCTGTAGGTTTTCCATCACTCAATGTTAATCAAGTATTGGATGTAAGAACTGGTGCTGGAAGAACATTAAAAAGTCAAGATTTTTTTCAAGATAATACAATGAGAGTAGTAGAACTTTCTATAAGTGGTACTTTGCATAATGATGCTGGTCATAACTTATTATTGCAAAATATTACCAATAATACTAGTGATCCAATAATATTAGCAAGTGGATATACTCCTCCAGACATTGCATACAATCCATCAAGTCCTGATACTAGTGGAAAAACATTTACCATAGTTATTTCTCCACCAGACCATACTGATGGAAATACTATAGAAATGTTTGGATGTGTCTGTACGAGTTTTAATTTTTCAGCCGATACAGGAACTGAAGGTGGAAGATATAAATTTAATGCTACTGTTAAAACAGGATTAAAACCAGACTTAGCTGAGGTTACTGATCTTGCTGGGGATAATGCATATGCTAATACTACAGATATGTTTTTAAGCGGTGCTAGTGTTAAGCAAATAAAGGGTGCAGATGTTGTAATGGATTCATTTGGAGTTACTATTGAAAACGATGCTGTATTTTCAGGATTTTCTACTTCTGGATATGAGGTCGTTAATAGAGTATCTGAGGCTATGGTAACTGCTGAGGCTGTAGTAAAATATGATGCTAATACTAAAGCCTTTGCTCATGACTTTAATACTCAATCAGCTCCATTTGCTAGTGCTTTTACATTAACTAATACTGCAAAGTATGGTGTATTAATTACAAATGGAGTATTTACAGATGTTTCATATAATGAAGGTGATTATATGCAAGTAAATGTAGCATTAAAATCTGTTGATAATGGATCAGATTCTCTGATTGCTGTGGATATTGCATAATGAAACTTAAATCTGGAATAGAAGTAGAACTTCAAGAGATGTCAGTAGATGATATTGATTTCTGTAATGATTTACCTCAAATGAGATATGAAGGTAATGAAATTGTGGCTATTACTAACTTGGCAAAAGCAAGAACAGCTTGGATTCGCAAAGGTGTAAAAGGTGCTGATGATAAGTTCATTAAAGGACTTAGCGATGATGATAAGAATGAATTATCTTTAGCAGTTCAAGAGTTTCAACGCTTGGGGGAGTAGAATCCCTTACATTAGAAAGTAACTTCCTAATTGAGAAACAATGTGAGGGATGTATGTATCACACATACCCCTATAAGGCTCAAATTCCTGTCTTAATCGAGGGAAAATATGAAACACGAACCTTTACATCAAAAGATGATGTTTGGGAGGTTATTGACTTAATAATAGCAGAAACAAAAGAAGAAAATGAAAAGGGTAATGGTTTCAATATCGCAAGTTCGGTAATGGCACAGTTACCCTTTTTTGCTTGTAGCAATGTAATTATGGATAAAAAAGCACAGAAAGATATATCAAGATTCATGTATGTAAGAAACTTTAATGTTCCTGCATATAAAGGCTCTTATGGAGAACAACCTAAAAAATGGGTTGAAAAAAGTTTTTTACTAAATAATTTAATAGAGAGACAAAAAGCAAAGGCAATGAAAAATGGCAAATAAATCAGACGGAACAGTAAGAATTGAGTTTAAAGCTGATAATGATAATTTACTAAAAGCAATTAAACAGCTAGATAAAGCTACTCAGAGTCTTTTAAAAGTACAAGCTAAAATAACGACAGCAAATCAACGAACTAAAAAAAGTGCAAACTCACTTCAAGATTCCAATAGAAGATTGTACCTAGAGTTAAAAAGAAATGGTATAAAAAGTTTTCGATCTTTAAGATTAGAAACTGGAGTATTGTCCAGAGCATTTGAAGGCAATAGAGTAGCTGTAAGAAAAGTTAGAGCAGAAATGAAAAGGCTTGCTGTTGAACAAGGAACTGCTAGAAAAGGATTGTTAGATACTAACCATGGAACAAGAATACTTGGTGGTTCATTTGCTGTTTTAAGATCAAAAATGTTACTTGCTAGTTTTGGTGCTGGATTATTTGGAGCATCAGTAGGAAGATTAACAAATTTATATGGAGAGCAAGAAAAAGCAGAAAAAAAATTAGAAACAGCTTTAGGTAAAAGATCAAAAACTTTATTAGCTTTTGCATCTGCTCAACAAAAAGTTACTACTTTTGGAGATGAAGAAACAATAGTAGCAATGTCATTAGTCGGTGCTTATACAGATAATGAAAAAGCTATTTCTAGAATAACCAAAGCATCTATGGATTTAGCTACTGCAAAAGGAATGGATTTAAATTCTGCTGTAGACATGGTATCTAAATCAATATTTTCCTCTACTAATGCTATGAGTAGATATGGAATAGCAGTTGAAGGAGCAGAAGGATCGGTTGCTAGGCTAGAAAGTGCTACAACTAATATTTCAAATTTATATGGAGGACAAGCCAGAGCTAGTGCAGAAACATTTTTAGGATCAATGACTCAATTATCTAATAGTGTTGGTGACTTAGGAGAAAGATTTGGTTCTGTATTAGCACCAGCAGTTATGTTGGGAGCAAAAGGCATTAAGGCATTTGCAGATTCAATAGATACAGAAGAAATAAAAGCATACGGAACTGTTTTAATAGGGGTCTCAACGGCTTATGTTGCAGTAACTAGAGGTACTTTAATAGCTAGTAAAGCTATGTTAGCTTTTAATAAAGTGTCTAAGAAAAATATTGTTGTGCTTGCTAGTATGCTTGCAGTTGGAGCAGTAATAGACAGATTAAATGTTTTTGCAGACTCTACTGGAGATGTTGCTGACGAAATTGAAAGATTATCTGGGGAAATAGACAACTTAAACAATAAGTCTGAAACATCATTATCTATGACTCATGCCCTTCAAAAAGCAGAAGAAAGCTATGGTAATACTATTGCTCAACTTCATCCACTAGAAGCAGAAAGAAATATGAACTCTTTAGAGCATAATCAAATATTAGAAAAACATGGAGTTACTCAAGCTAATTTTACTAGGATGCTTGAAGAGAATGTTCCTTTTGCTATTGAGTATAATAAAAATGCAGAAAAAATAGCTTTAACTGAACAAAAATTAGATGAAATTAAAAGTCAATCTGTAACAAATTCATTAAAAGGATTTATTTCTTTAGCTAAAGCACAAACTAAACACGCTGAAAAACTTAAAGTGTTAGCAATAGCACAAGCTATGATTGATACTTTTAGTGCTGGTAATACAGCTTTAAAATCTGCTCCACCACCCTTTAATTATATTGCAATGGCTGGAGTTATAGCACAAGGTTTAGCTAATGTACATCAAATACAAGCTCAAAAATTTGAACAAGGTGGTTTAGTAGGTGGTCGCAGACATTCACAAGGTGGAACAATGATTGAAGCAGAAAGAGGTGAATTTGTAATGTCAAGAAGTGCTGTAGAATCCATAGGCACAGAGACACTTAATCAAATGAATCAAGGTGGAAGTGGTGGAATTAGTTTAAATATATCTGCTCCATTAGTAGATGAAACAATAATAGATACAATTATTCCAGCAATACAAAAAGCACAAAGGATGAATTTAGCATAATGGCTTATGGAAATTCTATAAAAAATAGTAATATTAAAGAAAATTGGTTATTTAAATTAGCAAATAGACAAGGAGGATTTTTATACTTATCATTTGCTGATGATACTTATAGTAATAATTTTTATAATGGCGTAATATTAAATAAACCTTCTATAAGAGAGTCAATTAATCTAGCTGATTCGACATCTAAAAATTCTAATATTTCAATTGATATAGCAAATTTTATTTATAATAACTCTCCTGTTTCTGATGAAATATTTGGTGGTACAAATAATTACATCAATCAAGATGTATTAGTTTATTCTAAGATTAATAAAGATACACCAAATCAAATAGGTTCTTTCAGATTAACAGATATTTCATTTAATGGCAAAACAATATCTTTATCATTATCAACTCAAAGACCATGGGATTTTATTGAGTTTCCTCAAGATTTAATAACAGCTCAATCAAAAAATATATATGTTCCTGTAGTATATGGAGAGTATAGTCCTAATATAAGTTTTTATAATACACCTGCATTTTGTGATACTAAACTATACCCAGTTCCAACTATGGGAGTTGATGAGCAAATTATTAGAACTTTAATGCCTAGGTCATATTCTTCTGGAGATGATAGTTTTATACATATATGGCAAGGAGATAATGTTTTTTTACCCTTTTTAACTACTTCTGGTGCTGAAATTAATACTACAAAAAGCTATTCTGGTCATAATGTAATAGAAACAAAAATAGGGGATGATTATGCTCAAAGAAGAGCAGTAGGTGAAGTATTTGCAAATGAAAGTAGAGAACCTAATGGTACTGGAACAGAATTTAGCAACACAGAAAAGGCTTTTGATGGAGATGAAAGCACAGCATCAACTGTTTCTGTTTCAGATTCTAATAATAAATTATTAGGTTTTGCTACTGTACCAAAAAAATGGACTACACATCTTTTATATCGAGTAAAAATAAAACATAAATATTCATCTAGTGCAGTATTCAATATTTATGTCTATGATGATGCTGGGATTATTGGAACTTTTAATAATGTAAATTTATCTACTTCATACAGTGAAAGCGTAGGTACATTAAGTCAAACAAGAGATATTGGAAAAAGGTTAAGTTTTATATTTATTCGAATATCTGGAAGTAATGGAACTTTATCTGTTAATAGTGTTAAAATTACAATAGATACTTTAATAGACACTCAAGATGATAATGATTTAAAAAGATTGGGAGATGAAAAATATTTTTATTCAGGTGGTAATGGATTAACAGAAACGTATTCAGGCTCTAGTAACGATATAACAGAAATACATGAAGCTCATAGGGATTTATTAACTAGATTTGCAGGGTTGCCTACGGCTACACCTAGTGGATGGAATGATTTAAATAGTGCTAAAGATTGGAAAATAAGATATTGGAAATTAAAACCAGTAGACTTAAAGGATGAATTAAATAAATTGCAATATGAAGGTGGATTTATTTTTAGATATAGATTTGATGGTACTGCACAATATATTTTTATTAAAGATTCATATTCTTCTACTGATGTTACTTTGTCTAAAAATGATATTTCTAACATAGAAATTCAACCATCACCATTTTCATCTTTAATTACTAAACAAGAAATATCTTACCAATTACACCCTGCTAATAATTCCTATAGAAAAGTAGTTAATTCAAGTAATAGTACATCGAGGACTAATTGGAATATTCAATCAAAAGAAAATATTGAGTCAGTAAAATTAGATTATTATGTTTCTCCTAATATACCAGAAACTCCATCATCTAATCCAAATGATGATTTTTACACTTACTATGATAACATATTAGGAGATATTAAACTTATAGTATCTTGTAATATTGTAAACCCATCTAAATGGGTAACTGAAAATGATAGCTCGAATCCACTCAATGCTTTAGAGGTTGGATCAATAATTAATTTTGATAATACAAATATGTTTCCAAAATCTCCGATGGGTTACAACTCTAAAAGTTGGGCAGATTTAAAATTTATAATAACTGAAGTAAATAGAAGTTTAAATAGTCTTAAAATTAAAGCAAGGGAAGTATAATGAGTACATACAATAGATTTGGAATACCTAGAGCTTATATTGATCTAATTAGTAGTAACTTAGCTACAGGATGGAGCGACTTAAGTGATATATTATTTAAAAAAATTAGCGACAATTCAGATATAGTGCCTGAATCTGGTTCTAAGTCTAATATGTTTGATATGAAACCTTCTACTTTTACTAAAATATCTAATACAGATACAGGATTTTATATACAATATAATACAGGATTTAGCACAGATTCTTTAGCAGAATCTAATTTTATCGCTATTTTAAATCACAATTTTGCTGATGCTAATGCTATTGTAAAAGTTCAAATAGATGACGATGTCAATATGAGTAGTCCAACTACAATTACAACTACTTTAAGCCATGATAAAATTATAAATGCAGAATTTAATGATACTGCTGGTGAAATTGATCCAAATAACAATGGATGGACTCTTATAACATGGAGTACAAAAACCACCGATAATCAATATGTTAGAATAATAATAGAAGATGATGGTGGATCAGGACAAGCATTTTCTGAGGATGTAGTAATTGGAGGGATTTTATATGGTGAATATATAGATTTTCCACATACCCCAGAATTAGATTTAAAAACATCTATTGAGTATGGTGGTACAAACTTACAACAATCAATAGGTGGAAATACTTATGCTACTACAACTCATTTTGGGCAACCAGTATGGAGTCATGTAACTCCTTGGTCATTAACTACTGGAAATACATCTAACTATGCTTTTACCGAAAGAGCAGGAAGAATAAACCATTCATTAAAATTTAATTACTTAGATGATACAGATATATTTGCACCAAATACATCTAGTTCTACTACATCTCAATGGTATGATTCAGATAGTTTACATAGTTCTTTTTATAATAAAATATTGGGGCAACACTTACCCTTTCTTTTTAGTATTGATAAAGATTCAACTTCTACAGGAGATTATGGTTTATTTAGACTAGCAAATAATGGTTTTAGTGTTAGTCAGGTCGCTAATCGAGTTTATAATTTAAATTTAAATCTAACTGAGACTTGGTAAAGACTTTGGATCAGGTATAACAATGCCTAAGTCAATAGCAGACCATCTTATAATCTGCTCTATTAACTTAGAAAATTCTTTTGTACTAAGTGTTTTTGTACTCTCTATATTGAAGTGATTTTTAAGGGTTGAGTGCATTTCTTTTTCAGTATAACCTAGATCATCGGCAAGTATATTAACAATCTTCCAGTAATAATTGTTTTGTTGAGAGGAACGAACCCCTGTTTCTTTCAGTTCTATATAATAGTTGCCACTTAATTTATCAATGGCATTATCAAACTCTTGCCTATTGGTAAGAGTCATTTTACCATCTTTAATTATACAGGGGAATCGCAATTTGGACATATCTTAGCATCCCATAGTTTTATATCTTTTGAACTCCATACCTCACCTTGATACCAGTTCCATTTTTTTTTACATTTAGGACACCACCACAAATCTTCATCTGCCCTAATACTATCTGTCCTATGATTTTCTCTATAGTCTTTTTCAGTTAAAGGATTCCCAAGAGCATCAATAACCCATTGGATAGAATCATACTTTCTTTTTCCTACCTTCTTCAATTATACCACCTAATAATAATAAATAATTTCTTGCATCATGGATTCTACCCATAATATCTTCATCACTTGATTCTTTGCCATGCAATACATAATTACGAATAGAATCCATATGCTTTAATAAATAAACCAAAGCTACAGTTTCAGGTTTAAGATCAATTCTTTCTCCAATACTTTTAAAGTTCTTGAACTTATCATTATTGGATACAGTATATTCCTTACCTTTTTCAAGCATGATCTTGTTTTCTTGAAACTGCATATCTCCTGCCCATTTAATAAAGTCTTTAACTGTCATATCTGTATTCCATGACTTTACTAACTGCCTCATTTAATACAAAGAAAAGCAAAGTTATTGATACAACCCAAAAGAAAACACCAAGTCCTAATATAAGAACATTGGCAATCCATTCTGCAATATCAAACATAATCATTTTTCTTCCTCTTCTAATGAAAAATCTAGGTTTTCTATGTCTTTTACTCTGTCTA